CTGTCGCACGGCTCGTTCATCATGAGTGGTCAGCCAACACGCCAAGAAAACCTGATCTGGACAGACTCGGCGCTGTATTCGATGCAGTACCTCGGACCGCCATACGTGTGGAAGTTTGAGTTGCTGATGGACAACATCTCCGTCATGTCACCTAACTCCCAGATCACGATTAACAACATCACGTACTGGATGGGTAAGGATAAGTTTTACCAATACTCCGGTCGCGTGGAAACGCTGCCATGCTCACTGCGCCAGTACATCTTCAATGACATCAACCAGAACCAAGCGTATCAGGTGTTCTGCGGTGGCAACGAAGGTTACAACGAGGTCTGGTGGTTCTACTGCTCAGGCACATCAAACTTTGTGGATAAGTACGTAATCTATAACTACCTCGATAAGGTCTGGTACTACGGCTCAATGGCACGCACGGCTTGGCTTGATTCAGGTATTAGGCAATACCCTATGGCAGCGGATTACAACAACCGCATTCTGAATCACGAATCTTCTGTCAACGACGAGGCTGGTGCAAGTGCTACGCCAATCGTTTCTTACGTGCAGTCGTCTGACTTCGACATTGGTGACGGGCATAACTTCGGGTTTATCTGGCGCATCCTGCCAGACATTAACTTCAACGGCTCGAATATGAACGGCGCTCCAACGCCTTACCCGTCTGTCACGATGACGGTTAAACCCCGCCAAAACTCAGGTGCGCCTTACGGCGCTGCAGAAAACCCAGCTGTGCCAAGCTTTGATAATTACAGCACATCCCGTGCGTACAACATCCAAGAGTTTGATGGGCAGGTCTACACGCGCTTGCGCGGTCGCCAGATGGCGTTCCGTATTGAGTCAGACGGGCTTGGCGTTACTTGGCAACTAGGTACGCCACGAATTGATATCAGGAATGACGGACGCAGAGGTTCTGGTTAATGGCTATCAACTTAGCGCTTCGTGGTACCAAGGCACCGAACCTACCTATTGCACCAATAGAGTATGAGGCACGTTTTCACGAACAGTTTACGAACATTCTGCGTTTGTATTTCAGTTCGATAGATAACGTAACTTCTGCCCTGTCTGGTGGCAGCGGCGGTCATTATTTGCAAAACCCGCACATCTCTGCTCAAGACACTACAGATCAGTACGCCACGGCTACCAACACCCCGACTAAGATTTTGTGGAATACGCTGGATTCTGGTGATGGGTTTACATTAAACGCGGATAGCACTGCGACGGCTACTTATGGTGGCGTCTACAAGATTGACTTTAGTATTCAGTTTACAAACACAGCCAACGCCATACATGATTCGTACCTTTGGCTGCGTGTAAACAACGTTGACCTGCCCGGTTCCAGCAGCAAGTTTTCTATACCGGCTCGTAAAAGCGCGGGCGTTCCTGCCCACCTAGTTGGTTATTCAAGCATCACGTTTGAGCTTAATGCTGGGGACTCCGTAGGGCTGTGGTGGGCAACTGATTTAGCGTACAACCCTGTCGGTCCGGTAGATGGTGTTTACCTCGAACATGAAAATGCGCAAACAGTCCCTTATGCCAGACCTTCTAATCCTTCTGCGGTAGGTAGTATTGTCTTTGTATCTAGGTTACCCGCATGATAATATTAAACAAATTTTCGAGGCATCTATGAGCCTACATCAACTCGCCCAGCAAATCCAATCCCACGGACGTGGTAACGACAGTCAGCTCGTGCACATGACGCCAACTGAAGTGCGTGCTATGCGCAATCTAGCTCAACGTCACGGTGGTGATTTGTCTATTAACCCACGCACAGGACTACCTGAAGCTGGGTTCCTTGAGAACTTGTTACCAACATTAGTGGGTGCAGGTGTGGGTATTGCCACGGGTAATCCGTTTATTGGTGCGGCTGCTGGTGGCGCGTTAGGTATGGCGGCTAACAAAGGCAGTATTCAGAGCGGTCTGATGGCGGGTCTCGGCGCTTACGGTATGGGCTCGTTGGGCGCAGGGCTGATGGAGGCTGGTGCTGGTGCTGGCGCAGGGTTAACTAACGCACAAGCCGCAGCCGCTGCTAACCCCGCATTAGGCTTAAGAGAGTTAACTCAAGCCGCGCAAAGCAACATTGATCCTTCTTTGCTAGAGGGCATGAGTGCTCAACAAGTAGCGCAAGCTAACGTCCTCCCACAAAACGCTAGTAATTTTGATAAGCTTCTGAAAGGGGCGTCAAATACTACATTTAATGCTGATTTCTTTAAAAAGAACTTGATGCCTTTAGGTGCTGCCGCTGCTCCGTTGCTCATGAGTGGTAGTGGAGGTAACTTGTTCGGTGGTAACCCGCAAGAGCAATCCGCAGGGGTGGGGTACATTCGCCCCTACACGTTCCGGCAAACGCGTAACCCGGGGTACACCGGTGCAGGTACACCGTTCTTTACACAATCTATGACACCGGGTACGCCTGTTGCCGCATCTGATTTTGGTGCTACAGGTATGGCAAATGGGGGTCTTGCTAGTTTACCCGCTGCAAACCCACAGCCCGGGGTAGTTGTATACGACCCAGTATCAGGGCGCTATATACAGCAAGCTGCTAGCACAGTACCGATGACACCTAATGCTGCACCCGTAACCGAACCCGTTGGGGGATTAGCTCCTGTACAGTACAACCCGTTAACAGGGCAATATGTAACACCTCCTCCAGCTGTTACACCAATGCCTAATGCCACCGTGCAAGAACCAATCGACTATGCGTATGGTTTGGGTGGTGGGGAAACTGGATCTGTTGCTGACGACGGTACTACCAGCGGCAACGAAAGCGGTGGTGCGGAAGGCGCTGGCGGGAATAACGACGGTGGCCCCGGTGCAGGTAGTGATGCTGGTGGGGATCTTGCTGATGGTGGTCGGGTTAAATACGCAATGGGTGGCGACATCGGCATGCGTTACCAAAGCTCCGACGACATGGGCATGGGGGATCGTATTGGTGCGCACGCAACTGTAAACATGGGACCGCAGTATCCAATGCAAAGTATGTATCAAGGCTATGCAGGCGGCGGGCACCTAGGTGGTTATTCTGACGGTGGTCGTTTGTTAAGAGGCCCCGGCGATGGAGTAAGCGATGATATACCTGCTCAAATTGGCGCTCGTCAGCCTGCTCGCCTTGCTGATGGTGAGTTCGTTGTTCCTGCTCGTATTGTTTCTGAGCTTGGTAACGGAAGTACTGATGCCGGTGCAAAACGCTTGTATGCCATGATGGATCGTGTACAAAACAATCGCAGAAAGTCTGTTGGTAAAGACAAAGTAGCGGTCGATTCTAAGGCGTACAGACATCTTCCAGCATGAAAATTCAGCACGTTCCATTGCCGCACGTTGCACAGACTTGGGAATTAGTCCAAGAGTACTTAGCTGAATCGCAAGTATATGCAAAAGGTGATTACTCCCTTGAGCAAATAAAGTTGTACGTATTAACGGGGCAATGGATGTTGTTGGTGTCGACAGATGATGAAAATAAAATTCACGGCGCAATGACCGTAGATTTTATAAATCGTCCTAATCATCGAATAGCGTTTGTTACTGGTACAGGCGGTAAAGCAATTATTAATGAAGATACGTTTAGGCAACTAGAAAATATTTGCCGGATTCATGGTGCTACTAAAATAGAATGCGCCGCAAGAGATTCGGTGTCTAGGTTGCTGGGACGGTTTGGGTTTAACGAAAAGTACATCATACTAGAGGTATCACTATGAGCGGCGGCGGCGGATCATCAACACCTACCCAGCAGACTGTCACATCGACAAACATTCCCGAATACGCACGTCCGTACGTTGAAAGGACGCTTGGACAAACAGCTGCGTTAACAGATATTAACGAAAATCCATACCAGCCGTACACTGGGCAACGCGTTGCAAACTTTTCGCCTATGCAAGCTCAGGCTTTTACGAGCCTAGGGGATATGCAGGTTGCGCCACAACTTGGTCAGGCAACGGGCTACGCTAATCAAGCAACGCAAGGCGGTATGGCGACAGCCACTCCTGCGCTAGGCTACGGCGCTCAAGGTTCGCAGGCTGGTCAGGCTGGTCAAGGCATTGGAACAACAGGTGGTCTTGGTATCAGCGGTCAAGCAACAGGGTTAGCAGGACAAGCCGTTAATACCGGTGCTGCTGGGATGCAAGCAGGTATGGGGTACGGACAACAAGCTCAAAATCCGTATGCGGTTCAAGGTTACATGAACCCTTACTTGCAGGCGGCGCTGCAGCCGCAGCTCCAAGAGATGCAACGTCAGTACGGTATCTCGGGTGCGATGCAACAAGGTAATGCAACTAGATCCGGGGCATTTGGTGGCACTCGTGAAGCGTTGATGGCGGCTGAAAATCAGCGCAACAAAAACATGGCAATGAACCAAGTTATTGGTCAGGGCTATAACACCGCCTATGACGTTGCCAATAGAAACATGCAAGCTGCCTCGCAGTTAGGTATGCAAGGTGCGCAGACTGGATTGGTTGGGTTAAGTGGTGCTAACCAACTATACGGGACCGGTCTTCAGGGGGTAAATACCGCTCTAGCTGGAACCGCGCAAGGTATCCAAGGCGCTGGTATGGGTCTGCAAGGTGTCCAAGGCGCACAGAATGCTTACAACCTTGGTCTGCAGGGCGCTAATACCCTGACCAATATCGGTAACGCTCAGTTTGCACAGCAGATGTCTATTGCTGACGCTCAGATGCGAGCCGGTGCTGCACAGCAAGCACAAGCCCAACGTGGTTTGGATATTCCATACCAAGAGTATCAAGAGCAACTCAACTACCCGTACAAGCAGTTGGCGTTCCAATCGGATATGTTCCGTGGTTTGCCTTTGTCTCAAGGTGCGCAGTCTATCTACCAAACAGCACCCCCTGCATCACAACAGTTACTAGGGTTTGGCCTCGGTGCCGCTGGCCTGTCTAAAGCTTTTAGCTAGGAGCTATGATGAATTCGATGCAGATGCCACAACAACCTCAACCAATGCAAGGCGCTGGGCTTGGGGCAATGTTACAAACTAAAGGCTCATCCTCCGGTGTTTCTAAGCAGTCCATGAACCAGATGATGGCGCGCGCTCGTGACCTACCTGACTCTGAACTTGCAGATGTGTTGGCTGGCAAAAGCATGGCTGTCCCTCAGTTTGCAGCGATGCTAGCCGCCATGGGGCGTCAGAGTCTTCGTACTGCCGTGGCAGGTGCGCAAGCTGGACAAGCTAAACAACCTAGCGAAAAGGACAAATTGCTTGCAAATATGCAAGGTGGTCAGGCTGCAGGTCTAGCGGCGGTCCCCGCGCCAAACATGGATAATCTGGGCGAGGGCATGGCAGCTGGTGGCATTGTTGCGTTTAGCGGTGATAATCAAAGTGCAGTAACTGATCCTGACGTTCCAAAACGGCAATGGGGTCCGGAACTAACTCCAGCTGCGCGCTGGTTAAGAGAGCTACGGAATCGACCTTTTTCAGCGGTTGGCCCAAGACTGTTTGCTCCACCCTCCCCTAACGAAAATATTGATGCTTCTTTAGGTCAACCTAATTACACCCCCGAGCTAGCGTCGCCTAACGAAAATATTGACGCTTCATTACCCGGTCCAAAAGCTACTCCAGCCGGAACAGGTCCTGCACGTACAGGCGCGGGGGCACCAAAAACCGGTCTTGATGCTCTTGCAACAGCCCGCGCTGAAGCTCCTACTGGACGTAAAAGCCCTATTGATGACCTACTTGCGTCTACCGACGAGATCAGAAAACAGGTTGCTAGCGGTAAAGAACAGGCTCAAGGTGAGTTCTTGATGACGTTGGGCGCTCGTATCATGCGCACACCAAACCTTGGCGCAGCTATCGGTCAAGGTATTCAAGAAGGTTTGCCGGGTCTTGCCGCTAACCGCAAAGAAGCTAACATGCTGCTTAAAGACCAGCGTGACTACAACTTAAACCTATCCAAAGCTAAAGAAGCCGCTGCTCAAGGGCGTGATGACTTGGCGTTTAAGTACGCCGATCTTGCGGAGAAAGCCCAGTACCATGCGGGTGTTATTGGTGTTGGAATGGCGCGTGCTGGCGGGTCAGGAGGGTCTGAGAAACTTGCTCAACAGCTTAATATTGCGGCAACGAACATGACAAACAAACAGTGGGAAGCGTACGTTAGGGCTCAAGGTGTTCGTGGGTCAAGATTAACCGAAGCTGATGCGGCGGCGTTTTTCAAAAGAAACTTTCCTTCTAATCTCAGTATGATGCAAGGCTCAATGCCTACAATGTCCGACCCTCGAGTTGTAAGTGAAATACCGAAGGGTGGGAATATTCTTTCTCGCGACTAAAGTTTTTGATACACTAACCCTAGGCGCTTAACACCGCATTGCAGTATCGCCAGCGGACAACCTCTCTGTGAAGAAAGACCATGGCATACGTTCGCTTACCAAACAATAGCTATTTTCCTATTGCCGAAGGGGAGTCGCCAGAGCAAGCGCTGCAAGCAGCTCAGCAAAAATACCCAAGAGCGTTTCTAACAGAGAAAGAGCTCGAAGAGCGCCAAGGTTTTACTGCAGCAACTAAAGAAGCATTTAAAAGAGCTAAAGCCGGTAGCTACGAAGCAGCCGGTAAACTGTTTGGCAGTGACACTCTCAAACAACTTGCAGAGCAAGAACAAAAAGAACTAGAAGAGCAACCCGGGTTCCTTCCTACTACAGAAGAAGACCGCGCAGCAGCGTTCAAGAAAGGGTTGTTTTCCGGTATCGGCGCTCTTGGGCGCGAGTATATTTCTGAACCTGTCGGTGGAATGGTTGGACGCTACGGCGTTCCAATAGGTATTGGCGCGGGTGTTGCTGCTGCCGCTCCTGCAGCGGGTATTGTTGGTATAGGGGCTACGATAGCCGGTGGTGCCGCAACAGCTTTGGCAGACTACCTACCGCAGGTAGGCGAGAACCTTGAACGTCAACGCGACGTTGGTCAGCCAGAAAACCTTCAATCGGCTGCGCTAGCGGGTATTCCGCAAGCTGCGTTGTCTGGATTAAACATCCGTCTAGGCATGTTGCCAAAAAACATTCAAAATATATTCCGCGCTGATGCCGCTGCTTTACAGAAACAAGTTGCTGCCGGTGCACTAAAGCCAGAAGAAGCCATCTCTAGACTGAGCGGCAACCTCAAGAACATCCTTCTCAGTACAGGTAGTGCCGCCGTGGTGGGTGCGGGTACGATGGGTGGGGAAGAAGTTATTCGTCGCCAACAAGCAGGGCAGTCTCTTACGGATGAAGAAGCCCTTGGCGCGTATGCCGATATCGGCAAAGACGCGCTTGCGCTTGCTCCGCTATTTGGCGTACCTCGTGGTGCTTTTAAACGTGGTGCAGAGAAACGCGGTATTGAACGTGCAGGTCAAGAATTTACTGCAGCCGAAGGTATTAAAACCCGCGCTCGTGAAGACGCAGAAGCTGCCGCTGAAGCCGATCTTAAACAAGCAGAAGCCTTTCGCGCGCGCCAAGCAGGGACAATGGGCCCCGCCGAAGATGCCGCTGCCGGAGTTCAAGGACGTACTGCAGATATTTTTGGCGAAGCCATGCGCACCGAAGGTCCTGCAAAGGGCAAACAAGCTTTTGGCAAGATGGAGGGCGATGTTTCTCCTCTGCCCGGCGTCGCCGATAACTTAACCGTAGCTGAGCGCGAGCGCATCGCACAAGAGCGAGGAGCCGAAACCCAGACCCCGTTCGAAGCCACCCGTCAACGTGATCTGTTGGCGCAGCGCGTTGACGAAATAGAAACGCGGGTAGCCAAAGCTGCTGCCGAAGGTGATATTAATACCGTATCAGCGCTTTCAGCGCAAGTACAGCCGTTCCGCGATGCTCTTAAAAAAGCAGAAGTTGATGTTAAAGCCGCCGGACCGATTGAGCTTTTCCCTGCACAACAGCTTGAGAAGATGCAGTCTGATCTGGCTAAAGGGGTAAAAGAGCTTCAGAAAGCTGGTGACTTAGGTGACTTTGATACAATTAACAAGCTGTCTCCCAAACTTAAAGATCTTCAGACTAAGATCGCCGCAGCCGGTAAACCGGGCCCAGATTTGTTTGCGGTTGAAGAAGCATCTAAAGTAAAAGGCAAAGCCGAAGCAGATGCAGCGCTTGCACAAGGGCAGCAAGACCTATTGGCACAGATCGGCAAACCAGAAACACGTATTGATGCGCGTCAACGTAAAGTTTTAGATCGGTATCAAGATAGCGTACGCCAATTGGACGAAGCGTATGCTGCTAACGCTGACAAACGAATCATTGACCAGCTTGTTGATAAAGTACAGGCTGATGCCGCTGAGCGCGCCGCCATCATCGCTAAAATATCTGACACGCGTACACTAGCTCAAGAAGAAGCAGGGCAGCAACGTATTGCACGTATTACCCGCGCTATTGCAGAAGCCGAAGCCAAGCAAGACACAGGCAGCGTTGCCGGTTTACGTAACCAGTTAGCCAAAGCTATTGTGGACACATCCCGCCCACAAGTAGAGAACCGCCGAAGCAAAGCGCTTGAAGATCAGATGGCAGCGGCAGAACAAGTGCGGTCAGCGATTGAGGACCTGCGTTCAAAACGGTACTTGGGTGAAGGTACAAAAGACCCGTCCATGGCTGCGTCTTTAAAGTCTGGGGTTGAACGCCAAGCGAACGAAGCAGTTGGTCGTTACGTTGAAGCAGCAATCCGTGACGTGCAAGCGTTGCGTGAGCAAAACGGGCAGAAGAAGATGACCGTGACCGAAGCCACAAGAATGGCGATGGACATCCGTGGTCACTTAGAAAAAGCAGTTAAGAACCGGAACAAAGCTGCCTTTGCTATTCCGAAGGGTGATCTTGCGCTTGATCGCACGCGCAAGATTGGTGAATCCCCAGAAAGAAAAAGCCAGCCTACGTTAGTACAGCGCGGAGCAGTGAGCCCGATTGAACGGCAGCTTGCACAGATTAAAAAGAAGTACCACAAAGGCGATCCGCTAAAAAGCAAAATTGAAGTAGACCTTAAACAAGAACCCGATCTGCTTAGAAAGCGGCAGCTTGAACAAGGCGAAGTGCTTAACGAAGCCTTGGCTGATGCCGTATCCCGCCGTAAGAGTACTGAGCGCGAGCTTGCAATAGCTGACGCTGCTGTTGCGCGTGAGAAAGCTGCAGGTACACAGCCAGAACAACTACCGCCTAATTACTACGAAGCGTACGCTGAAAAGCTGGGTTTGCCCCCACTTGAAAAAGTTACTACAGGGCGCATGACAAAAAATGAGTTTAAACAGCGGCTTTTAAAAGAAGACTTAACGCGCATAAACAAAGAGATTAAAGACCTGCGCAAGCACATTGACTCGTTCTCAAACGTAGACCGCGTCGAAACTATCGAAAAACGCATTGCCGCAATAAAAGAAACTGAAAGCGTTGCTGGTGCGGGCGAGCGGTTGCGTCTCCTTGAAGAAAAAATTATAGCGCTAAAAAAACAAGTAAGCCCTGATAAAAATTTAATTGCTCAGCTTGAAAAAGCTGCAGCTAAAGAACGAACACTGGCTGACAAAGAACGTGTGGCAAACGAAACACGCGAGCGCCAAGGCGCAAGGTCTGCTGATGAAAGTGTGTCTACTATACGAACCGAGCGCGAAACACGCCAAGCCGAACGGCAGAAAGAAGAACAGGCATTGCGCGAAAGTAAAGAAGAGCCTGTACAAAAAAGTTTGTTTGGCGATAAAGAGCTTGAGCCTATTGCCACTACCCGCGCTACGCCAGAAAACTTCCAGCGTTTTCTAGATTCGGATGCTGTTCAGAAACTTCGCGCTAAACTAGACAGCCTTGAAAAGCCAGCCCCTGCAGTAAGCAAAGTGGCAGCTATAAAAGGTAAACAACAAAAAGCAGTAGG